TATAAGTAGGGATCAATTAGTAGATAAATTGGCTACTAAATATGAGGAATACTCATATCCATGTCTTGAAGTTGAACGTGTAAAGACGGATGGAACCTATTTATTCTACGGCCTTGAACAATGGATTACTAAATTGAATTGCGAAATCAAACGAAATCCACGAAAGCTTAGAGATGTTAACGAGCTTCTCACGGCGGGTTGGAATGAGGGTGATCCCATTATCAATTCAACAGTTCACGTCTTACATATCAACAATACAAAGGAAGTTATACAAAAGGTGTATAAAAAGTTGATAAGTGAATGGGAAGCCAAGGGTCTGAGATGTCTCAATAAACTCAAGTGTAAAACCTATGAAGACAAGAAACAAGATCCTGAGTTTATGTACAACAAGGCGCGCAAAGAAGTTCTTCGTCAAATAAAGAAGACTGGAAAGATGCCAAAGCAGTCAACTATTGATAAGTACCAGGTTAAGGATTTTGAGATTAAAGAATGTATGGAAGAGGTGGTACTTCGCCAACCTTGTGAGAAAGAGTTTTATAAAAAGGCTAAATATTGGTATTGTTTGTGTGATAAAAGGATAGATAGATGTTTCGATCCCAAGTGTAAAGCAGAAGGGGTTAGATTGGGATTGAAAGTTGGCAGTTCTATATGTGAACATAATAGAGAGCGTTCAAGGTGTAAATTGTGTAAAGGAGGCCAAATATGCAAACATAATAAAATTCGTTCCCAATGTAAAGATTGTGGAGGAAGCCAGATATGCAAACATAATAGACAGCGTACCTTATGTAAAGAGTGTGAAGGGGGTCATATATGTAAGCATAATAAATATCGTTCCCAATGTAAAGATTGTGGAGGAAGCCAGATATGCAAACATAATATAATTCGTTCAACTTGTAAAAATTGTAACGGTGGCTCTGTATGTAAACATAATATACAAAGTTCAACGTGTAAAATATGCAGACCACAACGACATATAGCAAATTTAAGAAGAAGTAGAAGACGGCAATGGATAAAAAACCCAAACACTACACATACCTTCGATGACCTTTGTATGACATCTAACGAATGGCTCAAGTACCTTCACAAAACATTTGAAGATAGGTACGGAAGACCTAAAACGGAAAAAGATGAGGTTCACATAGATGAAATAATCCCATGCTCTGCGTGGAATTTGCCAGATGACAATAAGTATTGTTGGCACTATCTGAACTCTCAGTGGTTATTAGCTGAGGACAATCTATCAAAAAGTGATTCGTATGAAGAGGAGGACAAGCTTGCTATGATAGAGAGAATTCAATCCTCAACATACACATCCTCATCAGAAATGGCTTGAACTTCGCAAACGGGTGGGGGCACCTCTTTCTTCTTGCGGGTCTTCTTCTCCTTGGGTTTGGGTAGTTCATCCAGGTGTTCCCTATAGTAGAGAACCTTATCCCAGAATTCCTTCATTATCGGTAAATTTGTTGTCCACCATTCGGGATCTCTCTTTACATTTACAACCACAAACTCCTCTGGACGTGGCCAATTTGTCTCCGCAGGCTTGTATTGAATGAAATCCGCTTCTTCTAAGTCTAAAATCTGCATACATAACTGCAATTGAGGCATATAATGCTCGGGAACAGATGCTTCAATTTTACGAGACATTGGACACTTAATTTCTACAAGTTTCCCAGACTCTGTCACACCATCGGGGCTACCACCTAACCATGTATGAATCGGGTGTGGAACGAGACCTAATTCATGTACGACTTCACCATGTCTCTCTTCATAGAGGATACGGGCTTCATCTTCATATTTCTCACCGTGCCTTGTGGCTTCATTGCCCATAAAACGGGGTCCAATACCACATTTTTTAAGAAGGAGATCTTCGGGTTTTTCATACTTATTCACACCGATGGCTGTTGCTGCGTCTGAGGCGGTTAGGAGATTTCCACGAAGAGCAAGCCATTCTTCAGACTTCTGAGCCGCATATTCCCGCTCAATCAAGGCTTTGACATTGGGATGCATGTTAATTTATTGTTGCGGATAGTTTTTAAGTTGTTCAAAGAATGCTCGAGCTGCCAATTGTTCGGCTTGCTTTTTACTCTTGGCTTCCCCCCTACCCCCAAATTGACCATTTATATAGGTATCAATGTAGAAAATACCTTCGTGATGACCCACAACACGATATTCTGGGAGCGGAATATTCATAATTTGGCAATACTTCATGAGGTGATCCTTGAAGTTATCATCAATCATGATCTTATTGAGATCAATAAAATTGGGATCATTGTAGATTCTAAGAACAAACTCCTTTGCGTGGAGTAAGCCAAGATCCATATAAATCGCACCCACGAGAGCTTCAAAGACATCCTCTAGAATCTTTGGGTTGTTATTCCAGTTGTTTCTCATGCCCTTCTCATCCATGAGAACCATATTATTGAGACCCATTTTGAGAGCTATATCAGCTAGGGTCTCCGAGCGAACGAGTTTTGTACGAGCTTTGGTGAGAAATCCTTCTTGTCTCTCTTCATATCTATCAAAGAGGAACTTGGTAATGATAAAACCTAACACGGAATCACCCATAAACTCAAGGGTCTCAAATGACTCATTGAATTGTTCATATTCTTTGAGGGCGGATTTGTGGGTAAAAGCACGTTGGTAGAAAGATAGATTTTTTATCTTTGTGCCAACAAGTTGTTCAATATCTTGTTGATTGAAGTTCATATTAGTAGAAGGTGTTATTTTTTTAAGCCCGCTTCACGTAGTGGGGAGAGAGGTACTTTTGGAGGTTCAAGTAGGTCACAACAACGTCAGCTGGTGGTTGCAACAAATCCTTGAGCTTTTCGTCCAAGATAAGTTGGCGACCGTTATCTGGATGCTTGAGACCCTTTTCGGTGATGTACTTGTTGATGAACTTGGTGACTTCAGAGCGAGAGATCAATTCACCTTCGCCAAGTCCCATGAAGTCGCGCAACTTAGGTGTTACTTCTTGCTTTCGGTTGAAGCCATTGTTGGCCGCGCGCGCCTTAGCCTTTTCACCATCTGGGTCTTCTTGGGTACTCTTGACCTTGCGGACAAGCTTGGTGAGAGCCTTGACGTCAGCGCGGAGAGCGGTAAGTTCAGTTTGGATGGTTTCGAGAGACATGTCTATCTTATACCTTCTCTAGTAGCTTAATCTTTAAGTCATGAAAACAATAAATAAGACGGAGAGTGTGACCAAAATCAAAAATGCATAATCTCTTGGATTGTAATTTGAAAATGTATCATTTTCTTTATCTGTTGGTCTTTCTAATATTCTAAATGGTTGCTTTGGATAATTCCCAGGACACCCGCCATCACAGCATTCTTCTTCTGGACAGGCTACTACTTTTGGTCCTTTCCTCACACCACAAAATTGAAACTTTGTTGGGTCTGGTACATCTGAATATGTATAACATCTACACTCGTCAATGACACTACAGACCATTTATTATGTAGCAATATAATAATGGACACCGAGATTTATTCGGAAGCTGTCATCAACCGGTTCTTGAAGAAAAATTTATTCTTTAACGACCCAGTTTTAGAACGATATTATCAGACCAACAATTTAGCCGCTTTTAGAAAACGAGTTCACAGACTTCACAAAAATGAAACCTTTGAAAAAATTGTTTATGCGATCGTTACAGACTCCATAAGAGACATTGTTCTTAGAACTGCTGGTGAAATTTCATATTTTCTCAAACCAATGGGGGACCTTGTAATATCCGGGGGTGAAGCTTTCAACATGTATCTCGATAGAAAAGATCGTATCATAACAAGTGATATAGATACAAAGTTCATTCCAAAATTCGCCTATAATGACAAATATTTTGGCAAGCTTCAAGCAACAAAATTATTACTATGGAACAAACTTGGTGAGATTTCAAAGCGCATAGGGGAAAAGGTGAAAACCCGTATTTCCAGAAATACAAAAGTTGCACGGTTCGTTGGTTTGAACTTCGCTGAAAGTGGTCCATATGTAACAAGGAGATACATCCTTATTAAAAAGAAGAAGACGCAAGCGCGGGGTGCGGAACCATCAAAGAAAGATATTTTCATTGACGTTGAATTGTTTGCCCTCGATCTCAACGTAAGATACTTTTCAATTCAAAAGGGTCGTATCATACAGGAGGTCCTTGGTGGTATTCTCGACATTCCATTCATGAGACCCAAAGAGTTTGGATACGAAGTCATAGAGTCCAAGAAATTGGGTGTCACATACAAGAACAAAGATACTGGGTCGATTATTCACGATAAGAGATTGTATGTTGCAGGAAAGAGATTTCTTTTGGATGATGTGTATCTCATGCAAAAATTGGGTCTTCGACCAGAAAAGAAGGAAAAGGATAGACAGCGTATGTATAAACTTGCAAAGATGATTACAAAAACCGCGAATATTCGCCCAACCGATGATATCAACACGATTTATGAACACACCCACAATCGGATAGAGACCCCAAAGTTTAGAACAGCGAGAACTGGGAGTGTAAATATGTCCCAAGCAGCGCGTGTGGATCCCCTTAAATACAAAGAATATACAACCAAACCAAAGGAGGAACGAGTTTCAAAACAGTTGGTTTATGGTGTAAAGACTTCGGTACCAAATATAAATGTACCTGGATACGCCAGGACTCACGGAAATCAACGTTTCAATCTTAATAAACAGGAGTGGGTAAAAAATACTTCACCAACCTACATTAGAAATCAGTATAACTACCGACCAACTACAGGAAAGAACATCCCAGATAATTTAAATACAACAAAATTGCTTTATGGGTATAATCCTGTTCGCGACAAATGGATTCCAAGATCAATCATAAAGAAAGCTTCGCAAATACCATTTGTTGGTTTAAAGAATTGAAACACAAAGTACATATACAATGTTGTACAACGCCCCAGCTAAAGGTGATGATGGACTTTATTTTGTAAAGGCTCTTAACGATTCCAAGAGAAAGTGCCTTGTACAGTTGAACAAGGTTAAGGTTGCAGATGTATCAGGCGACGTTGTATTTGATCTCGGTGATGAAGCAAATCTCGCCAAAATTCAAGAGATTGATGAACAAAATCTTGCAGCTGCCCAAGAAAATTGCGAAACTTGGTTTGGTAAGCAACTTTCCGAACCCGTTCTCAATGGTGCTTATACTTCGAGTGTTACCGATGGGCAACTCGCAGGCGAACGCATCGAAGTTACGAAGGTTTTCAACGCCCAACAAGAAGAGCTTGACTTTGAAAACATCCAAGTCGGCAAGACGTGTGACGTGATCCTTGAATTTGCGGGTCTCTGGTTTGCCAAGAAATCTTTTGGTTCTTCATGGAATGTCGTCCAGGTGAGAGTTCATCCAGACCCAATCCTTGATACATACCCAGAACACTACGCCTTCCTCGACGAAGATGGTCAATAAAAAAATTGTTGATTACATATAAAAGATGATGAAGAAAGGTGGTCGTATCACGAACCTCGCGATGTTGGTTGCCGTCGCTGCGTTGGTCTATTTGCTTTTCACTATGAACAATAAATCCGCTTACTCTATCCAAGAGCGTGAATATGGTGCGTATGGTTTGGCGCCATCCGCCGGTCCATCCGCTGCTCCAGTCCAAAACGGCTGCGGTATGCAAAACGGAACCGGTTTGGCGTCTTCCCTTCTTCCACGTGAAGTTGCGTCCGCCGAGGACTTTGGTGAGTTCGCTCCAGAAGACATCCTCGCTGGTCAAAACTTCCTTGAACCACGCCAACAAATTGGGTTCCCAGAAACCGTTGGTGGTGCTCTCCGCAACGCCAATCAACAAATTCGCGCGGAACCACCAAACGCCAAGGAGCCATTCGTTTGGAACAACTCTACTATTGTTTCAGACACAATGCAACGCCCCTTGTGCTAATTCCACTTAAAGATTAGACCATAGCTTTATGTAAATAATGTCAGTGCCTAACGAACTTTCCGAGAGTGTGTCCAAGCTTGTGGAACTCTCCAAACAACTTTCTGAAGCGAAATCTGATATCAAAATCCTTAATCAAGAAGAAAAGAGACTCAAAGAGGCAGTCAAGAAGCATATGATTACTCAGGGCATTGATACCATTAACCTCCGAAAGGGTAAAATTAGTATTCGCAAGTCTGTGCGAAAGGGTAGTATGAATAAGGATGCTATTAGGGACGGTCTCCTTCAATTTTTTGGTGGAGACGAAGCTAAGGTTGAAGGTGCTTTTAATGCTATTCAGGATAATCTTAAAGTAAAAGAATCAACTTCAATCTCATTAACTGGGATAAAAGATAAGCCCGAGAAGGAAGATAAGTAACACTATGGTTTGGAGTCAATATGTTTATGAAGCAACCACTGGGTCAGAGGTAGTACCCAGTGACGAAGAAGAATTCGAGGATGATGTTCATCTCAGTATTGAAGATTGGCAAATCAAATACTCAGATGAATTGTGGGCACTTTGGGATATGATCCAGCAGTTATTGAAGGACGCATTCCTAGAGCATGAACTCATGACAGAGTGTGATTTTTCAGATTTTGCAGAGTTCTGCTATAACAGTCACGAAGATGACTGTGATTTTGTTTGGATTCCATACGAGTTTAATCTCTCGTACATCTGGAGACATATCCAAGAATATCTAGAAGATGTGGGTATTTACAATGAATTTATGTTAGATGCTACATTCGACCACTGGGTCCGGTTTGTAGCTACACATTCTAACAAAAAATATATCGCCGTATATTAACCATGCTCCCCGATATTACATCCCAAAAAGTCGCCATTCCAGCCGCTCTTTTTTTGGCACTCAGCCCAGGCGTTCTCTTGACCACCGATGGGCGAAAGGTCAATTTCATGAACGGAAAGACATCTCAAATGTCCACTATGTTCCACGCTCTCGTCTTCTTCCTCGTGTACAGTCTCGTCGCGAAGGCGATGGGTCTTGTCTTGACAAAGACCGACTTGATCGTAACCACAACTCTTTTCTTGGCGCTCAGCCCCGGTCTTCTCTTGACTATCCCACCAGGTTCTGGCGGTCTTCTCCGATCTGGTCAAACGAGCCTTCCAGCGGCTTTGACCCACTCGGTGGTTTTCGCGATTGTCTTCGCGCTTTTGCGTCGTCAATTTCCTCAGTTCTACTAAGTAGGAGGATGAAGTATCTCGTGTTGGGTCCTGCATCGATGGGTATATACTCAATGATTGGATCTCTGAAAGCACTTGAATCTAGACTCGTAGATGTAAAGGAAATATCCGGATCATCTGCGGGTTCAATTTTAGCGTTACTTTTGGCTTTGGGGTTGTCGGTAGATGAAATATTTGAAATATCTTTGTCATTGAATATCCCCGAATTTGTTAAATTACGCATAGGCTCCTTCTTTAACAAATTTGGTTTTGTTGATTTAGATCCTATTCGTAATAAGCTTGTAGAGGTGTGCGGTTGTGATCCAACGTTTGAAGAGTTGGACATGAAGATTTATGTATCTGCATACTGTCTAAATTCTTCAACTACCGAATACTTCTCCCGGGATACTCATCCTAAAATGAAAGTGATAGATGCCGTGTGTATGAGTATGGCTATACCTCTCATATTTGCATGTGGTAAGTATCAAGGTAGGACATATGTTGATGGTGGAACCCAGGAACAATATCCAATGTCCCCATTTTTAGATAAGAAGCCTCATGAAGTTACATGTATCAAACTCAAAATGGATCGTGTATATCAAGAAGAAATAAACAATCCACGACAATTTGTAGAATCTCTTATTCGTTCAGTTGTCACAAATCGCGAGGAATACAGTAAATATATCAATCTTATTGAAATAAATATAGGTGATACTAATATTTTTGATTTTAGTATGTGTTATGAAGATAAAATTAGACTATACAATACTGGTTACTCATCCATTAAATAAATTCCTTCTACTTTTTTGTCAGTTTAATATAAATGTTAGACGCGTGTGATCCTAACGCGGATATAGAAAACCTCAGAAAGCTTATCAAGCTCAACACAGGGGTGGATATTAAACTTACAAAAAAAGAAATATGTCAGGCGTACAACGAAATACAGGAAGATAAATTACCACTTCCCCCTTTGGTTATAAATTCAACTAGAACTTATTTGGTGGATAAGAGATCTCCTCTCAAACCAAATGATTATGAACTTCTTTTTGATTTAACTACAAAACGCGCGGATCTCAAAAGAATTGCCCGTAAAGTTGATCTCAAGAATGTTGAACAGATGACCAAAAGTCAAATTGTAGAGGCAATTGGAAAACGTCTGAGATATATGAAAGTGCACGAACCCGTTAAGATTGCGAGACGAAGACGGGTTTCAGTTACCAAAAACACAGCAGTGAATAACACAGCAGTGAATGGTTACAGTGCAAATATCAATTCAGCGATGAATAACACGAACACGAATCGGGTGAATACGAACACGAATCGCGTTAATGTGAATATGAACACGAACACGAATCGCGTCAATGT